CGACCGACCGCGCTCGTGTCATAGCTCGCAATGGCCTTGCCCGAGCGAAACGAAGCCGGGCCGCCAAGATCGTAGCGCGACGGAAGTCGGGCCATTAGCCGAAGCCTCGCAAGGCCGAACCAAAGCCGCCAATGACACCGCCCAGCAGCGACGCCTTGCCAGCAGCCCGGCGGCCCTTGGCGCTGTCCCTCAGCCCGATCGCCCGTTCCCGACCGCCGTACATCTCGCTCTGGGCATTGTACTCGCCCTCCGCACCGATGCCCTCAAAGAGCTTGACAATGGTTGGCGCATCCGAGCCCGCACCACCACCGGAGGCCGCAGCAAGAGCCTGGAGCCGGGAAGATGCCAGCGCGCTTTCCCTGCGCTTGGCCATGGCGTCACGCTGAGACGCGGCGATTTCTTCCTTTGCCTTCGCATCCATCTGCGCGGCTTCGTAGTCGGCGTTGTTCTTTTCCGCGACGCCGGCAGCGATGGAGCCAAGGCCGGATACGACCGCGCCGATTATGCCGAGTGCTGCCATGTCATACCTTGCGCTTCCACAATTCCTGGCCCTGTTTCATGCCGACGTGTTCGAATGAGAGCATTTTCAGGAGCTTCAGGGATGAGGCGAAACTGGCGTCCCGCGTGGTGTAGACTTCATGCTCGCCGAGCTGGGCGGCCTTGCGGAACAGGAGCTTTGCCATCCGTACCGCTGCGAAGGCATAGGCGGGTTTTGGCTCTTTCTGGACCGAGAACCATATCCAGCACCGGTCCGCACCCCATGCCAGCCCGCCAGCACCAGCCGTCTGGCCATTGTCGAAACCGACGAAGGCGACCGCCGGCATGTCAATCTCGACATCGAGCGCCACCGCGACCGCATCCGGGTCAACGGAACTGATAACCAGCCCGCTCAATTCGTTTCGACCTGGACGACGATGCCGAGCATGGTTGCCGTATTCGGGCTCGACCATTCCACGCAAATGCGTGCGTCCGTCTGCCACTCGCCGGGGAAGGTGAACATCTCTTCCTCCGCGACATCCGTGCTTTGCGTCGGCGCGGTAATGCCGTCCTTCAATGCCGGAAGCGGGTAAAGTGGGCGTGTCGTGTCATCGAATTTTGACCCATAGGCAATACCGGCCCTGACGAAATTGGTCAGGATGAAGCCGACCTTGGCCACCTTCTTTTTCTGCAACATGGCCGTGCCGAGATTGCCGCCATAGGCGAGCCTGCCGGACTTGTAACGAACGGTGTAGGGCAGTCCCGCAACCCATTCCTCGACCGGGCTTGGGACAGTGATATTGCCCGAACCATTGACGAGATAGGTGCTAGCGATCGGAACACCGCCGGCCCAGACGACAACCGTGCGGCCTGCAAGGTGAGTGCCGACAGAGACCGTCGTTGAGGCGGGGGAATTGAGGCCACGGACATAGGCGTCCATGACCTTGCACGTCACATCGGGCGCAACTTCGCTGTCCAGCGCCATTTTCTCGATGAAGCGAACCGAACCGCCTGAGTTGGTCCGGGCAACCACGAAATACACCCGGTCCTGTTCCTCGCCGGGGATGACGCAGACGGATTCGAAACTCCCCAGCGTCTCAATCGGGATGAAGGCCAACACTTCCTGGAGCGGCTCATAGACCATGCAAATGCAGGAGCCGTCCTGAAGCACAACCCATACGCGGGTATCAGGCGCCCGCTGGACCGCAAGGCAGCGCACCTTTCCGGCAAAAATATCCGTCGTAAGCTTGCTGATCTGCGTGACGACGTAATCCTGCGATCCGCCGTCGAAGGACATCTCGTATAGCGAGCGCGCCGCCCTGTCGGCGTAGATGGCCCGGTTGTCGACCTTGACCGCATCGACAGGCGCGGTGCCGGTGTTGGAGCAGTCTTTCAGCGAAAGGTTGGTCGGCGTGATCGGTTCATCGAAGGACGACGATTTGGCGACCGTGATCGAGCCTTCCGTGCCGATGATTAGCCTTTGGAGAGACAGCATCCATTGCGTCTTGTTGACGCCGCCAGTACCAATGGATCGGGAGATAGGGCCACTGTCGCCTTCCGTCGCATCGTCAAAGTTTTCGAAATCGTCGGATACCGAACCCCAGAACCGATCCGACCCGGACCACCATAGCCGGCCATCCGAAAACGCCACCGCAGACGGATAGATGAAGTTCGGCGACCACTCGCTTTCTTCCCAGACATCGGTGTAGGCATCGATCTGCTTGAACGGCGTCAGGACTTCGACGCTGACATTCTGAGGCCCTGTGTAGCCGACAACGCGGCATATGCCGGTCGAGCCCCAGCCGTCATAGGTGATGTCGATATCGGCGACACCGGACGTATAGGCCCCTGCTTCGAAGCCGATCTTGTACCAGACGATCGCATTGTCATCGTCGTCCGAATTGCCGAGCGGGCCGCCGTTGGTAGTGATGTCGATCGTGGCGGAACCATAGAGGTAGCGGAACTGCTTATAGCCGAAATCCTGCTCATCGAAGGAACGATACCAGCGTAGGGTGCCTACCCAGGTGCCTGATATCGTGTAATAAAAGTCCCGGTCGTTGTACTGCGTTGCGAGAATTCCGGTGACCCGGAACGGATCGGAATATTGGTCAGCGCCGGCAAGCGAAATCTGCTGATGGACGTTGTTTGAGGTCAGGCGATAGAGCGATCCGACGCTGTCGGAATTGAACAATGGGCCATCGGCGGAAAGCGTCCCGTTGCCCTCGGTCACGTCGACCTGGAGCTTGACCTTTCGCGATCTTGTCTGGAACGGCCCGTTGTCCGGCGCATAGTCGCACACCGACCATGAGCGTTCCGAACGGCGCTCGATGCGTTGGGGACGATAGCCGTCACAGGCCACGAAAACGACATCGGCCGACTGCGCAAAGCGCATCTTGTCCAGATCAGCTTCGTTCCAATAGGTCGGGATGCGAACCGCGCCGGCCGCCTCTACCGTGATGCTGTCGACATATTTTGCCGCACGGAGTTCCGACTGAAACTCTACGTAGAACGACGCACCCGAAGGCGTGAAGCTGAGCGAATGCGTTCCCGTCCGCAGTGTAGTTTCCGAAATGTACTCGTCCAGCCCGGAAGCGGTCCCGCAACGGAACGTGACAGGCCCGCGCGCCACCACGATCCTTAGCGCGTGTTCTGTGCCGATCTGGTTCACCGTGACGCTTTGACCGGCGGTTGCCTTTGATCCGCGTGCGAGTGCCACAAGTTCAAGAAAGCCGCCAGAGACGCCGCTGGTGGCGCCAGACGTGGCCGTGAGCGTCCAGCCCACACCCGATCCGAACGTGCCGTTTGTGACCGCTGCCGTGACCGTGGGGCGGGTCAGCACAGTGTCATCGATCAGGATGCGGAATACGTTGTCAGAGAATTCCATGACCGCCGCGTCAGTCGCGCCGAACACGAATTCCTTGAGCCTGGCAACGTGGTTTCCGTCAGTGGAGGTGATATAGCCGAGGCCGGGCCGCATGAAGGCCGGACCTGTCGTCAGGGGGAGTAGATTGATCTGGATTTCAGCGGCAAGCCGCATCCGTTCCAGATCCACTCGCAGCAGGTGTTTCTTGTCCTGCACACCCACGTTAAGGGCATGCAGGAAGGTGTCGACGCGGGCCATTACTGACCGCGATACCTGTCAGGGGTGCGGCGGCTCCGCACGAGACGACCGACAGGCTCTCGACGCACACGCTCATCCACCGCGTCGATTGTCTTCGCCCGCTTCAAGCGCCTGGAGTAGATTTCCAGCATATCGTTGCGGTTGCCCCGGTCGGACGTAACGGGCAGCCCGCATTCGAACGCCAAATATGCCTCCAGCGCCTTGGCAAAGGGCTGACGCCACTTGGCGACGTTCCAGCCATATTCGTCATCGTTCGAGATGTAGCGGACGTAAAGCGGGTCAACGTCGCAGTACCAGTAGTCGGCCTCGTCTTCGTATTGCTCGAAACCCTCGGTGTAGAGGGCGCTGTCCGAAACCGAGAGCGTCCGCACCCAATCGTCGGGCTTCGACATGGCGTAATCGAAGCCGAACAGCGGCGTGACATCTTCGTCATTCGTCAGCTCGACCGAGCGGATGGCGAAGTTCCAGAAGCCCTCGGTAAGCAGATAATCCACTGCCGGCTGCCATGCCCCGTCCAATGCCTCGCGGGCCGGATTGACCTCGACAAGGCTGGACAGGCCGTGAGCATCGCCCAGGAGCCTGAGTGCGCCACGGTAGATTTCGAGCCGGTCTGCCATGGGCTATTTCCCTGACGCCTCTAGGCGGCTTGCGGGTTTGCGATGCGAGCATGCGCGATCGCGGCGCGGTACGCCTCAAGCTTGGACTCGTGATCCTTGCTGATGATGGTGTGCGGTTCGTCGGTCATGACGCGCCATTTCTGCTTGGGCGCAAAGTTGACCGTGTAGCCTTCAGGAAGCGCGGGAAGCTCGACTTCACCAGCCTCGACCGCGCGCTCCTCTTCACGCTGCCAGATGCGCAGCGGGCGAAGGTTGACGAAGCCGACACCCTTCGACAGGACGCGGAACTGCACGTCGTAGCTGCCGTCCGTGGCGAGAACATCAACGATATCCTTCACTCTCAAGCGGTTGACGTGGTGCGCCCAGAAATTCGGCCGCATGAGGTCTTCGATCGTTGCCGACGGATCGACATCGACGTGGTGATAGGTGCGCTCGTATTCCGCGCCGCGCGTACCGATGGCAGTCGGCGGCAAGAGTTTCATGCCCATGATGTTCGCCTCTGATTGTTGGGAAAGGCGGTTCGGGGCGAGCCATTACAGCCCGCCCCACGACCGCAGGGAGGCAACCCGCGACCGAAGTCGCGAGCGCCGGATCAGGTGATCGCAGTCGGAGCCGCTACCGTGGCCGCAGCGCCGGAAAGGCTAGCGACCTGATAGCGCTTGTATTTGGCGGTGCCGACCTGGACGACATCAACGAGGTCGCCCTTGCGCATGCCCTTCGCGACGCCATCGGAGAACCACGACGCGCCAACAATGGTCGCGTCTGCTTCCGGGGCGGCGTCGTAGTAGTAGAACAGGCGCGGATATGCGCCCGAGCCGATGGACTGAGTTGCCATCCAGAGGTTGTCAGGAGTGTAGGCCATTGCGGGTTCTCCTTACGTGGCCACGAACGCCGAGCCGTCGTGAGTCCATTTCACGATGCCGGTGTTCTGGAGGATTTTGGCGCCGTGGAAGACTTCCGCCCGCGACCACGAGTAGCCCTGCTCTTCGTTGTAGCCTGCGAAGATCTTGTCTTCGCCGACGTTCACCGCGTAGCCGATGGCCTGCTTGTGATAGAGGTAGCAAATCTCCGCCGCGGTACCGATGCCGGTCACGCGGCTGGACACGATCCAGTTGATGCCGGCCCAGCGCCACATCTTGCGCATCGGCCCACTCAGCGGCTTCATGTCCACATAGTCGCCCGAAGCGAATTCGGTCGTCTGGAGCAGGTAGCCACGGAATGCCGGCGAGATGATCGCGAACATGTTCTGTTCGTCTTCCACCGGGATATCGTTCTGGCCGAGGATTGCCTGCGCACCGAGCACCATCGACAGCGACCCGGTCTGGGCCGATGACGGATAGTCCTGCGTTGCGTTGGCGAGTTCCGCCAGAAGCGTGAGGTCGATGTCGCGGTTGATGACGCTGATCGACTCACTGCGCATGAGCCCGACCTGATCGCCCTGGGAGGCGAACACGTTGAAGCCCGTGAGCTGGTACGGGGCGTGCTTTTCGACCAGCGTCGCGGTAACCTGCGAGTTGGTCGGGTTGTTGTAGGGGATGAGACCGTTCGAGCCTCGGGTCACCGCAGTATCGGTTGCGGAGCCGGAGACGAGGAAGGTCGCCTGATTGCCGTTCGTAACGGTTTCCTTCGTGGCCGTCATACGGAGCAGGCTTGAACGCTGCTCGAATGCCGGCACGAAATCTTTCCGATACTGAACGACTGCGGCTTCGATAGCCATGGTCATTCCTTTCGGGTTGATGTTCGTGGGGGTTTCTGAGCCGCAGTCGCGCAGGGATGCCGTCAGCGATCCGGGGCCGCTTGCGCGGGGAGGCCGGTCGGGTTCCGGGGCTTCACGTCATTGGTCTGGGTTGTAGATCGCCTGTACGCGGGGCCGTTTCCGGGGAGGCCGCGCTTGGGCAGTTCATTCGCTGACCGATGGTCAGGAATTCCTATTTGCGGCGCTTGTCCTCGCGCTCGCGGATGGCAATGAGTTCCTTGGCCAGACCTTCGCGCTCGTAGCGCTCAAAGTCGGTGTCGCGGATTTTCTCGATTTCTTCCTTGCGGGCGGTGTGCTTGCGCTCGCCATCAGGCGTGGAAAACGCCATATCACCGAATTTGGCAGCACCCTGTTCCGCTGCCCACAGGACAAACTCCGGGATTGAACCGAGAAGCCGTCCATCCGGCGCGCGGATGCCCATGACATCAGCACCAAGGCCAGGAATGGTATCCACCCAATTGCGGGCGAGCGTCGTCTGAGCCCTGTATTCGCCGTGCGCCATGTCCTTTCGGAGCGCGTCCTCGGCCTTTTCCTTGTCGGACTTGTCCTGCTCGACCTGCTTGGCCTGAATGGCATCCATCGTGTCGATGTACCATTCCGTGCCACGTGAAACTTCCGCTGGCGTCGCACCGCGCTTGTGCATGTATTCGGTGTAGGACGACAGCATTGGCTTGTCTTCGTCCGTGAGGCGCTTCACCACGGTGTCCGGCAGCACATAGCCGGCGGCATCCGGAGGAATGCCCATCTCCTTGCGCCATTCGGCGAGCGCCTTTTCATCCGAGCCGTCAGGCATTGGCTTTTCGGCCTTGCCGGAGCGGAGCGCGCTCTTGGCCTCGACAAGCGCCTTTGCCACGCCAGACAGCGAGCCATAGCGCTTAAGCATCTTGAGCGTGTCGTCATCGCCAGCGGCTGCAATCTCGCGCCAGTCATCGGGAAGGCCTGGCTTGACATCCTTCTTCTCTGCCGGCGGATTGGCCTTTTCCCACTCAGCGAGAGCGGCGGCGTTTTCCTCGTCAGATTTCGTGCTATCGGCTACGAACTCCTTGCCCGTATCCGCCTTGGCCTTGTCATCCGTCTTTGCGGTGTCAGTGACCTTGCCGTCTTGGGTCTTGCCTGCATCAGCGGCAGCAGTGTCCACCGTCTTCGTGTCGTCAGTTTTTTCGGCGACAATCTCGCCTGTTGCCTCAGTCATCCGTTTGCCTCTTGCCTCGGTTTGCGCTTGGGCCGCGCTGCCTTCTCAATCAGTGCCAATGCTTCCGGCTCCCTCAGCCGTGCGAGTTGCAACCCGACAGACCGTTGACCCTCAAGGAACGCCGTATCTCGATCCGTCTCGGCGTAGCTGGGCATGCCGATGTGGCAGAGGTTGAACATGAGCCAGTCTTTGGCGCGGAGCTGCTGTTCTTTACTGGCTTCGCCTTCGAACCATGCCCGCACGGCATAGAGGACAGGCTTGTCATAGGCTGCCGGTAGATGGACCTTGCTCACTGCATCGAATCCGGCAGGATAAGGCTGCTGCTGGCCATGCTGGACGTGATTGCATCCAAGCCGAAGTCGATGTTGGCCACGGCCATCTCGCGCATTAGGCGGCGCGTCTGCCTGTCTCTTGCGCCTCGCCCGATTGCAGCGCCGGAACAGAACGCCAGCACGCCGACAATGCCTTCAAGCGGCATGGGAGACTGTGTGGTGTGGATGCGGATCGTCTCGCCTATCGCATGCATCAGGCGCTCGTGAGACTCGCTCACTTTCACTTTGGAAACGGCCATAGCTTTGCCTCTCTATGGTGTTGAAGGATTATGCCAGCCCCGCCTGTCTGAGCTTGATTGCAGCGTCCGCCGTTGAACCGGCAACCTCTGCCCCGCCCTGAAGCATCGAAGCCGCAGTCGTCAGGCGATCCACTGCCGCCTGCTGCTCTTCCGCGCTCTGCTGGACCTCCTTGGGGGCGAACCAGTCCTGAGGCGCTCCAGTGCCCTTGACCGCGTCCTTGGTCATCTGCTTGAAATCCACGGTCGAAGGAATGCTCTTGTCGAACTGCGAGGCGCCAGCAAGGATCTGGATCGATTCCTGGAATGCCTGGACGTTCTTCCTGCCCTCTGCCGCGTTAAGCGGGCCTTCAAAGGCAAAGGTGATGTCCCTATCCTGCAAGTCCTCCGGCATCTCCTCGATGTCGAAGGCGCGATTCTTCACCGCGATCTGGAACGTTACGTCCAGCAATTCGTGATGATACACGCTGTCGATAGGGCCGGTGAACGGCAGGATGGCGCGACGGTATTCCTCCAATCTCGCCTGCGTCTCGAAAGCTGTCTTTTCCTGCGGAGGCAGCGTAATCTTGTTCAACAGGAACGCCTCGGCGATCATGTTGCGCACGTCCTGCTTCATCTCCATGCCGAAGCTCAGGCCAGCGCCGGCCTGAATTGTCTGGAACACGTCCTGTAGCTTTTCGTCAGCCTCCAGATCGACATAGGTCATGCCGCCGGCATACATGTTCACCGCGTCGCGGAAGATTTCGCCCTTTGCCACGGAGGGCGGGTCGATAGCCTTTTCACCCTGCTCCAGAATGATGGAGGCGAGCTGCTGCAACATGCGCCCGTCAGGCAGAGCATTGATGGTGTGGGGCGAAAAACCCTGCGGAAATCCGCCGACAATCCAGTAACGCGGCACGACATAGTTGAAGACCGGAAGCGGTCCTTCGCCTAGAATAACCTCGTGCTCGCAATCGATGTAGAGCGAGCAGAACGGGCTATCGCGGTACTGCCGGCGCTTAGCCCTGTCGCTGCCGTAGATTTCCTCGAATGGCAGGACGACGTGACGGACCTTGAACTCCTTCATCGGCTCCTTGTCGGCCGCCATGAGAATATCCGGATGCAGGTTTGCCCGCCATGCCGATTTCATTTTCAGATTGCGCGCCGTCATCGGCATGTTGCGCTGCAAATGGTCGATGCGGCCTACGTCGTTCTCCATCCATGCCGCGTCCTTCGGATGCCAGCAGCGATAGAGCAGATGCGTCCTGTCCGGGCTTTCCTCGACCGATAGCACGGGGTTGCCGACCGTGACCCAATCGTGATCGGCCTCGTTCGTGGCCCTGACGAAATTGGCGCGCCTGTCGTACATCAACGAGCGCTGGCGCTTGGTCACGTCCTCCAGCCAGCGGGCGTTGACCGGGTTTTCGTCCAGTTCCTCGATACCGGTCTTGATCGCGAACCAGACGCCCTGTCGAAGCAGCGCAGCGATGGTATTGCCGAGCGTGGCGCGCGCCTGGACCGGAAACGACTCCATCAGGTCCGTGTTGAAGTCCGTGCCTAGCGTAAAGGGAGATGTGTAGTCGGCGCGCAAGGGATGGAACTGCTCGCAGATGTCCTGCGCGAGTTCGTCCCATTGGCGCTTTTTGCTGAAAAGCCGGTCACCAATGGTAACTAGTTCCTTGGCGCGGGTGTCCATCAGGCGTCAACGTCCCTTGGCGGCGTCGCTTTCGGATGGGGATAGAAGTAGTGAATCTCGCCTGTCGGCAGATGATACGCGGCCTCACCCTTGGCGATTGCACGCAACTCCTCGATAGCGGCCCAGAGCAAATCCATCTCTTTCCGCGTCACTGGCTTTTCCATTCAGCGAGCGGAGCCTAGCAGCGAACTGGTATAGGCCGCCGTGCCTGCCTCGCCTGTCGGACGCGAGACACTGGACCGGCGCGATAGCATGGTGGAAGCCCTGCCGTCGCGATTGATTGCAGCCAATCTGGCGCGCTCCGCAGCGGCCTTGGACGCAGCGTCGTCAACGACCGGCATAGGCGTCGGATCGGAGACTTTCGGCTTGGAGAATAGTCCGCCCATGGGATAATCCTGTCTACGCCCTGCGGCGTTTCAAGTTGGCATGGCCGAGGTTGACGACGGGGCGCCTGGGGCGAGAAATCCCGTCCGCCTCACGCTTTGCCTGCTGGATAATGCGCGGGAAAAGCTCCGTTACCGCCCACACCATCCAGTCCAGCCGGTTTGGCGATTTCGATCCGGTGTAGCCGGCCGTCGTCATTGCCATCATCTCGTCTTCAAGCTCCGGGAACCGCCCGACCATCCACACCTTGCGCTGTTCAAACAGCCCGGAGACGGGTTCTGCCCTGAGATGCTTGCCGCGACTGGCAGTCACTTCCTTGTATGGAACGCCAGGCTTGGCCGTTTGGACCACATGGCGCACCATAGCGCCGCCAAAATTGGACTCCCCGACGACGCAATCCGCGTCGTGCCGGTCATAAGCCGATGTCGCTGCCTTGCCCCACTCGCCGGGGCTACCTTTCATGGTCAGGTCTTCGAGGATGTAGGCGTTTCCGTCCACACCAAGGGCTGCTACGCCAATCCCGATTTCGTCTGCGGTCGCGTCATCGATGTCGTCCGCGCCGCTCGGATCGATTGCCACCACAATGCGCGTGAACATCGGTAGTTTGCTGGCATCGAGGATGCGCTGCTGATCAATAAGCTCCGGTGTCCAGAGCGCGGCGTCACCAGCATCGCCCCACTGGCCTTCGTAGAAGCGAAGCCGCTGGCGTTCCGGCAGGTTTTGCAGGCTTTCGAGGTAGGACGGATCAAGGTTTTCCCGGTTGCCTTCCGGGTTCATTCTCATCGAGACATAATCGCTCGGATTGGTCAATGGCCGGCGCGAATCCGGGTCAACGCCTTCCGCAAAGAGGCGATGCACCCAATGCGTCTTGGGCGGCGGGTTGCAGTCGTAGTATGCTTTCTGGCGAAGCGTCGTGGTTTGCGCCAGTCGGGTGATCGCGATGTTGTGGGAGCCCCACGGGATCTGCGAAACCTCGTTGAAGTAGACGGTGGCGTACTCGTTGCCGAGGATTTTTTCCGCCCGCTCCTTGTCGTCCAGGCCGCCGAACCAGATTTCCGAGCCGTTCGGGAGCTGGAGAAACCCGTCCTGCTTGTTGAACTGTGAGCGTGACGCGACACCTTCCGGGAAACACTGATCCAACACGTAGAACAGCGTGCCAGTCGGGCCGGTAATCGACTTAAGCGAGTTCGCCCGATAGCGCAGAATGGCATGACGGCTTTTCTTTGCCGCCAATGCCCGCGCTACCAACGCTTCCGTCAGCAGAACCGTCTTGCCTGAGCGGGAACCGCCACGGAGAAGGATGTGCCGCGCATCGGACGCCAGAAGTTGCAGGGCGCGTTCCTGATCCCTCGTGTGCTTGAAGGTCACAGAACGCCTTTGAGCAGGCCGTCGAAGTGGATATGCACGTCGCCGGGCGATCCCTCGGGTTTATCACGCCATTGTTCACTGCGGCGGTTCTTAAGCCAAAAGATAGCAGCCGTGGTGTCGGATGGCGCGTGCTTCAGCACCTCCACGACTTCTACCTCTTCTTCGTACTGGCCCGTCTTGATCTTGATCGCCTGCTCTTCGACGAAGTCGTACCCTGTGGCCTTCTGGTAAAGGCTGCGCTCAACACGAGCGTCCGCCATTTCCTTCCCGACTTTTAGGGAGTGACAGAAATCTTCGTGCGTGTGCTTCCACCTATGGATGGTCCGCACCGACTTTCCGAAGAAATCGGCAATCTCTGCATCGGTGGCGCCGAGCAGGCTCAATTTCTCGGCTTGGCCAGCATACTCCGCTAGATACTCATCCGAGCCTTCTGGCCTTCCCGCGGGCATTAGCCGCCTTCCCCTTCAAGATCGGGATAGCCGTCATCGGCAGCGGCTTCGCGGAGTTCCGTTATCTCACGCTCCACGGCTTCGATGTTGGCCTGCCTGCTGTCGTCTGCAAGCCATTGAGCGGCATTGTTTGCCGAGATGGCGCGATTGAGGCCGGCAAGCTTGGACTGGTAGTATTCGAGCGACTGCATCAGGCCACCTGGTATTCGATGAAGCCAGTCAGCAGTTTTGTGGAGCCGGACGGCAAATCAGCCGCAGCAACGCCGCCTGCTATCTGCGCACTGCCAGACGCTTGCAGCGTGATGACGGTTCCGCCGCTGGCAATGTTTAGGCAGAACTGCGTAAAGTTTGCTTTGGTGATGCCCTGGAAATTGGACAGGAACCCGGCCCATGTCGCACTGCTGACCGTTTTAGCGGTGAACGGTATGCCTGTGATTCTGGCATTGCCGGACGAAGTCGTCCATGTGAACGTGTTCGTCTGTATCTGAAACTTCAGGCGCACGATGCCTGCGTCCAGAACCCATTCGCCCCATTGCGTGGTATAGGTGACTGCCAAGTCGCCCGGCGTGACGAACGTCAAGACAGGCGTCCATGTTCCGGTTCGGAGTGCTGCTCTGCCAATAAACATAATGCCTAGACCTTTATGGTTGGGCTACACCGACCCACTTCAAGCCCACCTTCTCGGTGGCATGATTAGGCATCTGTCACAGTTGGTGCGGCAGCCTTGTATGGGTGCCCGCTTGGTAGGCTCGCCTGCTTGCCCCATTTCCAGCACAGGTAGCCGTGAATCTGGTCAGTTTCCGAGGCGGTCGCCTCGCGATTGAGATAGAGCAGTTCCTGGTCGTGACCGGTCCAGTAGCTGCCTACCGCGTTCGCCGCCGCGCCTTGCGCTCCGATCACGTTCTTTGTCGTGGTGAAGGCGGCGACCGCGACCGAGCCTGTAACCTTCGGCTGGCCGTCTATCGACAGCGATGCCGTGGGTGTAGCGCCGGCGGGTGCCGAAGCCACGAACGAATGATCTAGCCCCTGCCAGGTGCCCGTACTCAACGAGCCCGATGCGTTCAGCCGAACCGCGTTGGACCCGTTGCCGAGCGAGAGCGACCCGCCAGAACCACCTGTCGCATCGCTGATGCTCGCGAGATACTTGAACGTGCCGAGCGCGGCGTCGCCATAGGCCATGCCTGCGATCGTAAAGGCGTCTCGCCCGTTCGGCAGACCCGTGACCGTCGTCTGGATCAGAGCGTCGCCACCATCAAAGGAAAGCGATGGCAGGCTGTTGCGTCCCGTCGCGCTATAGGTCGGTTTGGCACTGGCTGATCCTTGATCCGCCGTTCGGCCCGAGCCGACCTTGCTGGTCCATTTCGACACCGCGCCGGTGACATGCGTGATCGTGGCCGCGTCACTGGCGTCGTACCAGTCGAC